CAGGCTAGGTGTAGTGAAGGTAGGTGCTGAGGATGTACTTCGGCCCGGACACTGGCGGCTGGCCAGCGTGCAGCCATGGCCACAGCGGCGGGAACACCACCACCGACCCAGCCCGCGGCTGGATCTGCTGGCCCCACTGCGGGAACTCAGTGGCCCCGCCATCATCGACGTCGTTGAGGTAGAGCAGCGCGGCCAGGAAGCGGCGGGCGCTGGCATGGTCGCCCACATCGACGTGATCGGGGAACTCGTCATCGCCACCGGGCTGGTAGCGCTTGATCCGCAGCTCCTCGAACGCCAGCTCCTCGGGCCACTGCGCGGTGTTGATCTGCAGGTCGCGGCTGTAGGCCTCGAACAGCGGCAAGATGGCCTCGAATGCGATCTCGTGCCCTCGCTCCCACTGCTGCGTCAGGTTGAGCTCGACGAACCGGGGTGCGCCAGGGCCATCATCCTGCCGGATGATGTGCTCGCCCTGCAGGGCTTCGAAGCCGGTGATCAGCTCGTTGCAGCTCTTGCGGGTGAGCGCGCCAGGGTAGACGCGCACCAGGTCGGAGAGTTGCATCAGCGTGTGGCGATGATGGCCCAGCCGTTGCCGGGCGCGTAGCGGTAGCTGTTGCCTGATGGCACCACCTCCCAGCGACGGCAGAAGTTGCGAAGCGAGTAGCGCAGCCTGGCCCCCCAGTTGTTGACGTAGCCGCCATTCAGCACGTCCATCTCGCCGAACGGGTCGTGGACGATGAAGTTGGTGGCGTCGTAGCCGATGGCGATCAGCCAGTGCCCGTCGCCGTGGAGGTTGCCGAGACCGCCCTTGTGGATGCAGCCCAGGGGGACGGGGATGCCCTTGTCGATCTGGGCCTTCACGTCCGCCGGCGTGCAGGTCTGGTTCAGGTGGGCGGTGACGCCGTAGTGGGCCAGCGCCTTGATCTGGTTCGGGGCCTCAGTGGTGTCGCCGTAGCGGAACACGCGGCCCAGGTAGGTGTCATCACCGTTGGGCCCCTTGAGGGTGCCGGTCTTGAGCGCCTCGAGCAGCATGGCGCAGGAGCTGCTGAAGCACATCCGGAGGGCGTGCGCGGTGGTGGAGTCGCGCTGGCTGTAGTAGGGCACCTGCAGCGGATTGCTGAGGGTGCGCGGCTGCTCCTGCTTCCCGGCGCCCTGCCAGGTCTGATACCAGCTGGCGTCGCGGCGCTTCAGGCTGGCGGGCACCGCCTCCCAGAACTGCTGAGCACCGGCCCGCTGATGGGGCAGGCCCTTCCAGTGCTCGAAGAACGGAACGATGTCAGGGAGCAGTCCCGGGTCGTTGGTCATGGCTGCTGACCTCAGCCGGTGGTCCAGCAAAGTGTAGCCGTGCGCCAACTGCGGACCAGATCACCGGCGCAATGAAGCTGATCACCACTGCCAGGATTACACCTTGGGCGACACGCTTCTCGACCTCAACCAGTCGCTTGAAGGCATCGGCCAGGTCTGTTCGTTTCTCGGCGACGGAGACCATCACAGCATCGAGCTTCCCCTCCAGGGCCCCGAGCTTGTGGTAGATGTCCCCGTGGGAGACTTCGTGCTCAGGCATAGCGTCGCCTCGATCCATGCAGGTTACTTCAGCCGCCAGTATTCGGGAGTGCGCCCGTAGGTGCTGGTGTAGCTCCCCTCGCCGGCCGCCCAGGAGAAGGTCCCCCGGCTGGAGCTGTTGCTGATGATGGTGCGGCCATCGTTGCCGACGATTCCGATGTGAGGGTAAGGGGGACTGCCGTTGTCGCGCATGATTGCGATGGCGCCAGGCTCGGGGCCAGACAGCAGCGTGCCAGCGCCAGATGCCAGTGTGCTCCGTGCGGTAGGGACGTAGTTGCTGTTGCCCCAGGGTGGTGTGATGCCAGCGCTCCTGAGTACCTTGTTCACGGCGAACAGGCAAGCATTGTTGCCACCATCCGGGCCGCCCTTGGTGTTCATCCCGCGCGCGCGCTCGGCCGCCTGCGACACCAGGCGGGCCTTCTCGCCTGCCGGCTTGCCGTTGTTCGCTCCGCTGCCCTCACCGTTGACCCACCCATCGTTCTCATCGCCCTGGGTGCCACACTCCACCGAGGTGCTGTAGCCGCTGGGGCCCAGGTCGTGCGTGATGGTCTTGGCGATCCATGTGCCGTCGACCTCAGGCCTGAACCCTTCCAGCGTGATGTTGCCCTCTGCGTTCAGATCCGGCCGGCCGGGCATGGTGATCGACACCCGCACCTCACCTGAGCGCAGCGACTGGAGCTTGCTGTCCGCCGCCGACGTTGCCTCCTCCTCCGTCTTGTAGAGCTGCTTCTCCTCGAAGGTGGGCAGCTGGCCATTCGCCTGGCCGGCGGTGTGCGTCTTCTCCTTGTTGGTGGCGCGGTCCAGCCACTTCGTCGTGACGGCATCGTATGCGCCGCGGCCCTTGAGGGTGGCGCGCCAGGTGCTCACCTCCTGCTCCTTGATCGTGAAGCTCCCCTTCAGCAGGCCATCGATGCTGCCGACAGCGCCGGCAGACTGCTGCGCAGCGTTGAGGTAGCGACGGTAAGCGCCGCTCTTGTAGACCGACCAGGCGTTGAAGCCCTGCTGCTGCCAGATCGCCCGCGCGGCCCTGGCGTTGGTGGCAGGGTTGTAGAGCTGCTCGTTGCTCGACAGGCCCAGCTGGGCGCGGCGCTCGGGCCCCAGCCGGCCGATCATGTTGATCTGCCACAGGCCATAGGACAGGTCGGGGGGCTTGCTGTTGAGCGCCCGCACGTTACCGCTGCTCTCGGCCATGGCGATTGCTCCCATGATCACCGCGTCGTTGCCGGTGAAGCCGGCCTGGCGCGCGAGGGCGGTGGCCTGGCCGGCGGTGACGCGGCCGGTTGGGTTGGGCACCGGGCTGGCCGCGCCCTTGCCGCGCTCCACCACCACCAGCTTGCCGTCAGCCGGCTTGATGGTGGCCTTGTACTTCTCCGCCAGGCGGGTGAGGAAGGCCTGGTCGGTCTCGTTGGTCTGGTCCTCGTGCTTGATCTGGATGTCGCTGAGCGGCTTGTTGATCACCGGCTGGAGGCCGTTGCGCTTGGCGATCTCCTGCACCACCTGGCCGAGGGTCTTGTTGCTCCAGCTCTGCGTGCGGCTTTCCTTCGTCAACTCAGGGGCGGTCTGCGCAGCGGTCGCCTTGATGACCATCGAGCGTGGGCCGCAGCTGAAGTCCACCTCATCGACGGCGAATGCGCCCATGTAGGACGGTGCCTGGCCGGCTGCGCTGTACCCCAGCCAGACGCGCAGCCATGCCCCGTGGCGTGGAGCGGGCATCCGCTTTTCCCGGTCGTCGACGGCGATCTCCAGGCTGTCGCTCTGTTGGCCGGCCTGGTCGGTGATGCGCAGGCTGAGCAGGCGATCCTTGATCTTGTCGGTGATGTCGGTGCCGTCCGCGACGACACGGAATGCGGGTGTGGTCATGGATCCCAGATTCTTACCACCTCAGACACGCTGGGCTCTGGGATGTCGGGCAGCAGGATGGCCAGGCCCTCGGGGAGGATCGGCGCCATGTCGGCCAGGCCCGGGTTGACGAGCAGCACCGCCTCGACGGTCTGCTGCGTGCGCCCGTAGTAGGCGTGGCAGATCGCGTCCACCTCATCGAACTGCCGGGTGACGTAGGTCTGGGTCATGGCCGCACGAGCTGTTGGACGATGCCGGTGATGAAGGGATCCACGTTGAGCATGGTGCCGATGGTGGCGGCGTCGCGGATCAGGTTGGACAGGCCGGCCTCGCCGGGAGCCCCGCCGCCGATCGCCTGCAGCTGCGCGGCGGTGGCGGGGCGGAGCGCCTCGAGCGCAACGGTCATCGCTGCAGGGCCGCGGCGATCCACCATCGCCTCGACCATCCGCGCGCCGGCGATGCCCAGCTGCGCCCAGGTGGAGGTCTGCGTGGTGGTGAGGCCGTTGAGGCCGAAGGCGTTGAGCGCTGCGCCCACATAATCGCCGTTCACCACCGAGCGAGAGATGTTGCCCAGCTGGGCCAGGCTGAAGCCAGCGTTGCGCGCCGCCAGCGCCGTTGTGGAGTTGGCGGGGTTGAATGCCCAGCCTGTTGCGTCGAATGCGCTGGCGCTGCCGGTCCATGCCGGGACAGCAGCGGCTACAGCAGTGGCGCTGCCCAGTGTCGTGGTGCTGCTGCTCAGTGCGACCGGAGAGAAGCTGAGGGGGCTGGCGGCCTGGCCTGGATTGTCGTCGACGTAGCGCAGCAGGGAGACGTTGAAGGTGATCTGTCGTGCGCCGCCGCCGGGGGCGAAGGTGGAGAGGCCCTCGCGCACCTGGCGGATCACCCACTTGCCGTAGTTGCGCCCCAGGCCATCGGTGAGGATCTGCGGCTGTCCCTGGGCGGCGAGGGTGCGGAGTGCTTCGACGGTGGTCTGCCGGCCGGAGAAGCCGGGGAACAGGACGCCATCGAGGGTGATCTCCTGGCTGCCCGGGCCGAGGAACTGAACGGCCGGATCACGCAGCAGCCGGTCCTGGGTCTCCCACCGGTAGTCGGCCGTGCGGTCGAGCGACTGGGGGACACCGTTCGCCAGATCGAACTGGAATGATCCGAGTTGGAAGATCGGGCGGGCCATCGTCAGTCGTTGAGCAGAGTGCGGTAGGCGGACTCCATCTGCCGCACCAGATCCTGGAGGGCATCATCCACCTGCCGGCGGATCTCCATCGCGTCACCACCGCCAGCATGGATGGTGATCGGGGCGTTGATGGTGATGGCGGGCCGTGCCGGCACAGCAGGCGCCCGCTCAGGAGCCTGGATGTTGACGGGGGCCTGCGCAGGAGCGGCGAGCTGCGGCGACAGGTTGATGGCGGGGGCAAACGGCGCAACGGCTTGAGCAGCGGCTGGCTGCGCGCTCATCAGTGCCGCCAGCGCGCCAGCGGTGAGGGGTTGTGCGATGCGAGGGATGATCGCTCCGTCGAAGCCAGGCACGAACAGCTCACGGCGGCGCTCCCCGACGATGTAGGGGAAGCCGGCGCGCACGAGCCCGCCGATCGCCCGGCCAGGGGGCGTTGCTACTCGGCCCCCGCCGCCGGAGCTCTGGCCGCCACCGCCACCGTCGCCGCCGCCGCCAACCATCGAGCCGATGCGGGAGACCGCGCCGCCGACCCAGGAGAACAGCGCGCCGGCCCGGGCCTTCAGCCCATCGATGATCGAGGTGATGATCCGCTGGCCGATGCCGGCCCTGTTGAAAAGGCTGATGATCATCATCGGCACGCCGCCGATCACCCCGAGGATGCCGGGCCCGAAGCGTGCGAACCCTTGGATGAGCTGGCTGACCAGCCGCTGGAACAGCGAGGTCATCCAGCCGTACCAGGAGGTGAACATGCCCTGGACGCCGGCGATCATCTGGCCAAAACCAGCCTGGATCTTCTTGGTGTCGCCGGTGAAGACGCCGACCAGCATGGTCCAGCCGCCTTGCAGCACGCTGATGAAGCTGGTGAAGGTGGCGCTGATGCCGGCCACCATGGCGTTCACGCCGGTGCGGAACCACTCAACCTTGTGGTAGGCGAAGGTGAAGGCTGCACCGATGCCGATGATGCCGGCGACCACCAGGGTGATCGGGCCGGCGGCCACGGCCAGCACGGTGCCGATGCCGGCCAGGACGGGGAATGCAGCGGTGAGCGCACCGATGGCCGTGCCGATCGTGCCGATGGCGGAGACCACCCCGGCGATCACCGGCAGCGCCACCACCAGGCCGGCCAGGCCCGCAGCGATCACGGTGACGCCGGTCATCAGGCCTGGGTTGGCGGCCGCCCAGTTGCCGATCCCCTCGGCGATCGGCGTGATGATCTCCGCCATGCGCGTGAGCGGGGGCAGGAGGGCGTTGCCGACCGCGATGCCGAGCCGCTGGGCAGAGTTCTGGAAGCTGGTCAGCGTGCCCTGGAAGGTGGCCAGGCTGCGCTGAAAGTCCTTGTCCACGGTGCCGGCCGCGGCAGCCCCGCCGGCTTCGGCCTTCAGCTGCTCGTACTCCTTCCGGTACTTCATCAGGGACATCAGGGCCAGCTTGGCCTCCTTGTCCCCGAAGATCTGGGAGAGCTTGAAGACGTCGCCGCCGGTCACCTTCTGCAGCTGATCGAGGGCGGCCTCCATCGGGTTGATGCCCTTGGCCTTGGCGTCGTTCAGCACCTGCTCAATGTTCACGCCGAACTTGGAGAAGCGCTTCACCGCGTCGGGGGCGGTGAGCTTCAGCATCGCGTCGGTGAGGCGGGTGGCGGCCTGGCCAGCGTCGGGCGCATCCTTCCGCACCATCTGCATCATGGCGGCCAGGGAGACAGCCCCCTTCTGGCCCTGGATGCCCAGGCTGCCGGCTGCGGCGGCGATGGTGGGCATGAACTGCGCCATGTCCCGCAGCTCGAAGGCGCCCTGCTTGCCGGCGAAGGCCAGCGCATCGAAGGTGGCCTTGAGCTCCGTCGGTCGGATCTTCAGCGCGTTCTGCAGCTGGAAGCCGGTCTTGGTGACGTCGAGCAGGTCGGAGTTGGTGGCGGTCGCCACCTTGCCCAGGGACTCCATTGATGCGACGGCATCCTTCAGCTCCAGGCCCTGGGCCACCAGGTCCTGGATGCCGGCCGCCAGCTTCTCCGGCGAGAGGTTGGTGAGGTTGCGGCCGCTCAGGCGTAGCAGCTCACCGGACAGGCCCTTGAGCTCCGACTGGCCGATGTTGGCGGTCTTGCCGATGTCGCTCAGGATGAGCTCGAAGCTGGCCGCCTGGCGGATGCTTGCCCCGAGGGCCACGCCGATGCCCGCCGCGCCGACGGCAGCCTGCTGCCACAGGGCGTTGTCGAACATGCCCTTGAAACCTTTGCGGCCGGCCAGCGCCGCGTCGTTCATCGTGCGGTTCACGTTCCGCCCGAACGACGACACCTGCATCTGCGCGGTGCGCAGTGATGCGCCGAGGCTGGCGGCGATCTTGCCGCCGATCTCGACCGTGATCTTTTGGGGGCCGCCGCCGATCATGCCTTCATCCTCTCCGCGATCTCATTGTCGACCAGCTCGGCCTGCTCCAGCCACAGCCAGAAGTCGTCCAGGTCGATGTCGAGGATCTCGGCCAGGCCCCAGCCGGTAGCCTTCGCCAGGACGATGACGGCCCGGCGAAGGGTCTCCACTGCTACGACCTGGCCTGCCTGAAAGCCACGACCTGGGCCTCCAGCTTGCCCCAGTTGGCGTCGTCAAGCTGCATGATCTCGTCCACCGGAACCTCGCAGAGGTTGGCGATGAGATGCACGGCCTGCTCGCCCTCGTTGGTTGAGGCCTTTGCGGCCTCGACGCGATCGCGGACCTTGGGCCGGCGCATCACGATGAAGTCGACCTCGACACCGCCGATCATCTCGGGGAAGTCGAAGAGCACCTTGGCGGTGCCCTCAGGACGCTTCTTGCTGCTCATGGATTAGACCCCGATTGCGGTGCGGATGGTGGCCAGCTGATCCTGGCCGTTGATCCGGCGGATCATGTTCACCTTGTCGATCTCCACCAGCTCGCGGCCGCCGATGGTCAGCTTGTAGTAGCGCAGGCTGTAGGTGAAGGTGCCCGAGGTGGGATCGCCTGCCACCCAGTCGCCCTTCTCCAGCTGCTTCACTACGCCGGTCATGTTGACCACCACCGGCACGGCATCCTCACCGTCGCGGCGCATGGCCCCGCGTGCGGTCATCTGAGTGTTGGGCGAGGCCAGTCCGTACAGGGCGATGATGTCGGGGTTGTACTCGGCCAGCTCGAAGGTGCCCTCCAGCTTCTCCATGCCCATGTCGATCTCGACAGGCGCATCCATGCCGCCGCCCCGGAACTCCTCCATCTTGGTGGTGAGGGTTGGCAGGGTGAGGGTCTGGATCAGGCCGGCGAGGCCGCGGCCGTCGACGAACAGGCTGAAGTTCTTGAGGTGACGGGGGATCGTGGCCATGGGTCAGTCCTGCAGTGTGAGCGGTGTGATGGATCAGGCGAACAGGTCGGTGATGTAGGTGTTCACCAGGTGGCTGCGGAAGGTGAGCCGCTCAGCCGGGAACGGCGGGGTGAAGTCGAAGTCGAAGAACACCTGGCCGTTGCTGATGCTTACGGGGGTGTTCAGCTCAGGGTCTACCCAGACGTCGCCGCCGAGGATTGCGCCCCGGGCCTTGAGGCTGCGGAGGTATTCGCGCACCGATTCCTGCACCTCCTCGAGGTAGGTGGCGGTGATGCAGCGATCGACGGCCCAGAGGTGGCCGCGAAGGATCGACTCGTTGATCATGTCCGCCGTGCGGCGGACGGAGAGGAAGGCGTACTTGGGATCGGCCGCCAGGGTGCGGTTGCCCCAGAGGCGGAAGCCTTGCTCGCGGATGATGGTGGCGATCTTCTGCTCGTTGAGCAGGTTGGCGCGGGAGGTGTAATCGCCGAGGGCGAAGTCGATCGCCCTGGCCGTGCCCTCGATGCCGTTGATCTCGTTGTTGGAGGGGGACCACCAGAATCCGCGCTCGTTGTCGACCTTGTTGATCAGGCCGGCGACGGCGGAGGATGCGGGGATGCTGGAGCCATCGACGAGGACCCAGGGATCAACGACGTAGATGCGGTCGGAACCGAAGTCGTCGCCGATCTGGATGGCGTCGGCGTCGGTGGTGTTGGGGCCGTCGGCGACGATCACCGCGCGCAGGCGCTGGGCGATGCCGACCAGCTCGGCCAGCAGCTCGGAGCGGACGGTGCCGCGGGTGACGGTGCCGGCCACAGCCTGCACGCCACCGGCCGGGGGGGCGCCGATCGTGATGGTCGGGTTGGTGGTGTAGCCCTTGCCGGGGTTGGTGATGGTGATGCTCACCACCTTGCCGTGGTTGCCACCGGTGCCGAGCACCGCCACGGCGGTAGCGCCGGAGCCGCCGCCGCCGGTGATGGTCACAGCCGGGGCAGTGGTGTAGCCCGAGCCCTGGGTCTGGACAGCGATCGACAGGATGCCGTTGCTGGTGCGCTGGTGAGTGAAGCCAGGAGCGATGAGGATGCGGGGTGCGAAGCCGACGGCGTTCTCCGCCGCGAGGAAGGCGTGCACGCCCTCGTAGGCCCCGGTGGCGCCGTCGATGCCGCCCACCACGTTGTCGATGGTTGCGCCCTCGTTCGCGCCCTGCTCGACGCGGATCACCACGACAACTGCGCCGGCCTGGTCGTAGATCAGGTCGAGCGCCGGCTGCAGCGTGCCGTCTTCACCCAGACCGGCCATCTCGCCGCGGCGGGTGACCAGCACCGGAGTGTTGAGGGGGAACTTCTCATCGTCCGCGTCGGGTGCAGTGCCGATGAGGCCGATCACCGAGGATCGAACGGTCTGGATCGGCCGGGCCCCAGTGTCAATCTGGAGGACCTCTACGCCGTGGAGAAAGGTCGTTGTCATAGGTAGGAGGGTCCTCCTGTCTGGTTGATTCTAGGGGTGCCGGCCTGGGTCTCACTCCCAGGTGATGTTCACGGCGCCTGCGTCGAAGGCGTCGGTGCCGTTGGCGGTAACGATGCGCAGGTAGTTGAGCACGCCGGCCAGCTCGATGAAGCCGCCGGCGACAATCGCGCCAGCCGTGCCGCCCGAGACCAGCTGGCCGGATGCGACCCAGGAGTTGCCGCCGATGTTGTTGAAGGTGAGAGTGCCGAACTGGCTGTAGCTGCCGGCGTTGCTGAAGATGGGGATGCCGTTGGTGGAGCTCACTGGCGCGACCCCGCTGGCATAGGAGAAGACGCTGTGGCCGGTGTAGCCAGACGTGGTGGGAGCGCCGCCGGTGCCGAGCTGCACCAGGATGTTGGACGTGCCGTTGGTGGAGACGAACCAGAGGTGCAGGGTGACCCGCCGGGCCCAGGAGGGGATGCCGGTGAACTCCTTGGCCACGCCGCTGGTCGTGGCCTGCTGGGTGCCGAGACGGATCATCGACTCGCCCATGTCGTTGCGGCCGAGGCTGTTGTCTTGAACGTCAGCTCCTGTGATGGTCGAGTCCGACACCATGGCGCCGGGGATCCTTTGCAGTGGCATGAGTCAGGAAGGCGAAGTGAAGAACGGTGGCGACGCAGAACTCATCACAGTTCAGCGGACAAAGCGTAGAAGGCAGTTGTAATGCCTGCTCCACCAGTTGTGTTGGACACAATCACGTCCATGTGGCCGGTGCCTGGCAGCACAGAGATGTCGTTGCAGCTGCCGACAAACGCGACGCTTTCTTGCTCGGCAGCCGGCGTGCGCCGCATTCTCACAGGGAGCTGCACGGATGAGTAGAGCCCGACCCCATTGGCCGTGACGCCACCGACGTTGACGCGCGTGCCGGCCTGGTAGTAGCGCTGGCACAGGACGAACTCGACGGCCTCAGGCCTGCGCTCGAATGGCGTGCTGATTGGCCCGAGCTCGACTTGCACCTGGCCAATACTGAAGGTGTTGGACTGGTGGCCCAGTTCGGCAGTGCGTGATGCAAAGTTCGATCCTGCATCCAGCCAAATGTTAAGGGCCAGGCAATCGTCATCGGCGCCTTGTGTTTTGCCGCTGAGCGAAGGCAGCGTCACTGTGTGCTCAATCTTCTGCCAGGAAGTAGTCACCTGCTTCTTCACGACGCCGATCCCAGTCACGGGAGCGCTTGGCGATCCGCCTGTTCCGAAGATCTGTTCCAGCTCGATGCTGATGCTGCCAGGCGCGTTTGCTCTTGCCCAGAACGAGATTGTAATTTCCTTGTTCGCGAACGTGCGCACATACTCGATGCGTTGCTGCAACAGCGAATAGTTGTCAGCTCCCGTCACAGACGCGACAACCATCCGACAGAAGAACTCAGGGTCTCCAGGCACCTGAGTTTGCCCGAGGCTGAACTTTTGCCGGCTCATCGTGCATGCGGTGCCATTGCGAAGATTCCGCCATCGATCCGCGCCGTACTCTGAGCCGGTGAAACTTGTGCCTCGTTGCCAAAGCCAGAAATGGCCGTTGATGATTGCGTTGCGGAAGCCTGCAAGCGGGCCAGCGTTGATGCTGCCCACCGTTGGTGCGATGCCCACCGCCAGGGCCCGAGTTGAGACCGCGCCAGTACGGAACTTCGGCTCCGTCACCGAGTCATCAGCCGGCGCGCCAGCAGACGCTACGCCCAACGCCAGCACACGCACCACGGTCCCGACCGGAACGCCCTCGCTCAGCGTCAGCGAGGTGCCAGCCTGGTTAAGGCTGTACTCGCTGGTCGGCTGCACCACGCCGTCCACCGTCACCAGCGCCGATGGCTTGTTGATCACCGGCGTCGACAGCGTGAACACCGACTGGTTGGCGGTGGCGATGAACACCATCTCCGCCTGGGTCTGGCCCTGCACGTAGCGCGCGTCGCTCTGCGTCTTGGTGTAGACGTCTGCGGAGTTGGCCTTCTGCGCAAGCTGGTTGGTGATCGTCGCCGCGAAGTTGGGATCGTCGCCCAGCGCGGCCGCCAGCTCGTTCAGGGTGTCGAGCGCACCGGGCGCCCCCTGGATCAGTCCCGTTACCAGCGTATCCACCTCGGCTTTGGTGTACCGGGCGAAGATGTCGGCATCGATCGACTGCAGCGCCGCCCGCAGGCGCGCCACGTCATCCGCCAGCAGATTGGCGAAGTTGGGCAGCTGGTAGCTGCGGTTCGTCGTCCGATCGTCGATGGGCATGGGATCAGATCACCACGAGGCGAAGCTGGCGCAGCTGCGGCCGGGCCGCTGCAGAGCCGGTGAGGGTCAGGCGCACGCGTGTGGTCGTGCCGCCGGCCGCAAAGCTGGCGACCGTGTGGATGCGCTCCACCCACCCATCACCCGCCGATGAGCTGCTGGTCAGCGCCACTGTCTCCCAGGCGCCGGTGCTGGTCTCGAACTCCACCAGCACGCTCGATGCACCGGGCAGCAGCGCCTCGAAGGTGCAGCTCACCTTCGCGCCCGCGGCGCAGGGGACAGCACGGCTCACATAGGTGCCGGTCTCTCCGAGGTTGCCCAGGACCGTCTGCGTGCCGGCGAACAGGTAGGGGCTCAGGGTGGTGGTGCCGCGCAACACCGCCGAGAGGGTCAGCGGCACGTTTACATCTTCCGCCAACCGGATCAGGGCATTGTCCGCGCCGCGGATCTCAGAGCCATCAGGGCGAGTGAAGATGAACTCGGCGTTGGTCTCGGAGCTTACTCGCTCCACACCGGCCAGCGCCACCAGGTCGGTGGTGTCGCCAGCGGCGGCCAGGATCGTGCCTGTCGCAGGCGTGGCCGGGTTGTTGGCCACCGTGTAGGTGAACACCGTGGGGCTGGTGACGGTGACCGTGAAGGCGCCGTTGTAGTCGGTCTGCGCCGCGCCACTGACCACCACCTTCTGGCCGGTTACGAAGCCGTGCGGCGTGCTGGTGGTGAGCGTTGCGGTCGATCCCGATCGGGTCAGGCTAGACACCGCAGCCCCGCGCACCGGGCCCAGGTTGATGGTCCTGGTGGTGCTGGAGAACAGGGCCCCGTACATGCGGAAGGTGAGGTCCGACTCCTGCACCGGCGTCCAGGTCGAGGCGTTGCTCGACTTCAGCATGGTGCCGATCGTGTACGGCTGGCTGGTGACGAACTGCTGGGCGGCGCTGTCGAACTTCCCGAGCTCGGCCAGGCCCACCGCGTGGTTGGCGTCATCGGTGAGCAGCACCATCGCATACTCGACGCCGGCCTGCAGGAACACCGGCCGGGTCAGGCTGATCTTGTTCCACTGCCCCACCGTGATCGCCGTGCCCTGCAGCACCCCCTCTGCCAGGGTGGTGGCGTTGGGCAGGCCCACCTCTGTCTCGCGGATCTCCAGGTAGACCTTGTTGGCGGTGTTGCCGACGGCGGTGAACTTGAAGTCCACAGCGGTCACATGCCGCGACTGATCGATGCGGAAGGTCTGGGCCAGCGGATCCCAGAACCGCGTCTCGATGGTGGTCAGCTGCCGCTGCGTGCGGGTGAGGATCGTGCCGGAGCCGATGAAGCGCGCAGCGCCGAAGCTGCCCTGGTTGCCCAGGAAGGTGACGCGCTTCGTGCCGACGGGCACGTTGGCGGGGATAGTGAACGACCCCGAGATCTGACCGGCTGGGTTTGCTGTAAGGGGCATGGCTATCAGGGGGTGACGTCGATCCCGTCGAACTTGACTTCGGTGAGGGTCTCACCAGGGTCGAAGCCCTCAAGGGTGAAGTTGACCTGGATCTGGCGAAGGAACTCAGCCGGCCGCTCGGTTTCGCTGAGCAGCTCGGTGCGGGTGGTGCTGGTTACGCTGTCGATCGCAAACCGGCCGGTCAACCCGAGCCAGGTGTTGATCTGCTGCACAACCGGGCTCGACCAGATCGTGTCGATGATCGTGAAGCGATCGACTGCAGGGGTGAGCACCACCGCAGCAGGGATTGGATCGAACGCCTGGTATGGGTTGATCTTGCTGCTGCCCGTCTGCCGCGTCTGCTCCAGGATGATCTCCTCGGTGTAGGGGAGCATCCAGTCCTGGGTGTTGTTCGTCGCGGCTTGGTAGACGGTTGTCGCGATCGGCAGCTGCAGGGTGCCGTCAACGATCGCAGCGGTTTGCGTGATGCCCTGGTCGCGCAGGTCGTCGTCCAGGAATGGATCGACGAAGACGCCACGCTTGCTGCTGGGCTCGCGGCTGCTGATGTCGTTGCGCAGTCGCTCCACCGCCACCAGGTCGAACAGGTCGACGATCAACGAGCGCATGCGCTCCAGCTGGTCGAAGGGCAGCGCGCGGATGCCGTCGTTGCTGACGGTCGGCGTCTCGCCCCACTTCTGCTCGACCGTCGCCAGGCTCAGCAGGCCAGGCGGCACTGAAGGCGGCAGCGGGTTGAAGCGGGTGCTGATCCCCTTCACCCGGGAGAAGTTGCCGTCGCGGTCGATGCACAGCCGGTCGTAACGCGGCAGCTTCCACCGGTAGTCGGTGAGCACCAGCGTGCCGTTCACCGCGCCGCTCACCGTGAACGTGCCGGCCTGGAGGTTCACGGCCGTTGGGGTGACGTTGCCCAGGTAGCGGTAGGTGATCGAGTAGGTAGAGCCAGGAGCTGGCTCAGCGCCGCCGGGCGACCAGTCCACCTTGTCGCCGTTCAGGAAGTAGTCGGTCGTCGCTGTGTAGGTGGTGCCGCCCTGCGTGATGCTCTGGATGCTCAGCACCGACACATCCGGCAGGGTGTCCTGACCGCCGCTGGCGCCGCCGCGGGTGATGGTAACGGTCTTCTGCCTGGTGATCACCACCTCGAGGATCGACTCGACGGGGAAGCGGTTCAGCTGGATGGTGGCGCTGCCGCCGGTCGTGCCGGTGAAGGTGTCGGGCTCAGCGTCGACCAGCTCCAGATCGGGGTCTTCTGCGTAGTTCAGCCGGGTGGATGCCAGCTTGTCGATCTTGTAGCCGAAGATGTTGCCGGTGCCGTCCTTCACCGAGAAGGCGTTGACGCCAGCAGCGAGGCCCAGGGCGGTGACGCTGAGGCCGGTGACGATGTAGTTGCCGTTGCTCTCGCGGTCGTAGCGGGCCAGCGCTTCGGTGAACGCATCGCCGAAGTTGTCGCCGCCTGGGTTGAGCAGCGTGCCATCGATGATCGTGTAGACCGGGTAGAAGGTGCCGGCGCCGCCGTCGCCCTCGCGGCCCCAGGAGGCGGTGACCTGCAGACGGCCAGCGCCAGGCTCGGTGTAGTTGCGGGTGTTGACGGCCGGGTCGCGCAGGTCAGGATCTTCGACCTCCGTGATCTCTGCATCGACCAGGTAGACGCCGACCCGCACAATGCCGACCAGCGAGATGGTGAGGTTGGCCGCGGCCACCTCACGCATCGCGCCGCGCAGGTAGATCAGGCTCAGCGGGCAGGCAGCGGTAGTGCCGTTGATCGTCGGCGGCGTGCCGCTGATCACAGCGCCATCCTTGAACACTGCATCAGCGATCCGCTTCAGGCGGTCGATCAGCGTGCTCTGGACCTCGTTGAGCTCTGCCGACTGCAGGCCCTTGCCGGCGCGGAACAGCAACTCGTCGTAACGGTCGCCAGCGCTGAAGCGGTTGTAGTAGCCAGCGAGAGGCATCAGAAGGTCACCACGAACTCGAACAGCTGACGGGTTGTGATCTCTCGGATGATTGGCGCCCGTCGCTCAATCACCAGCATGGTGCCAGGCTGCGCCATCTCTGCCGGGGTCAGGTAGAACTGGCCAACGGGGACAGGGGCAATGGCAACGGTGTCGAGGAAGATCGCCTGCTCGCGGATGGTCGACCCAACCCCATCAGCGAAGTCGAAGTGAAACTTGAAGTACAGGCTATTGGTCGGCGTGCTGGTGACGCTGAACTTCCCATCCGGGACACTGATCGCCCCGGCTGAATCCGGGACGCAGAAATCAACCTGGGCAGCCTTGCGGCGACCCACCTCTGCGAGAAGGGCAGTGGCATTCGCGGGTGGCGCCGGAGGAGTGCTCCCCCAGCTGGACGATCCAGATCCCCATGCCAGGTGGGCGGTGCGGCTCCTGATCGCCGAGGCGATGAGGACACGGCCAGACGTGGTCAGGATTGCGGCCATGCTCGCCCCTTGCGTGCGCCCAGTTTAATCGCTTTCAACGTCAAGGCTCCCACGGCATCGGCATCGGCACCATGGACGGGGTGCGCTTTGCGGCCAGCATCTCTGCCAGGCCGGTGCGCATCTGGGCCACCGTCGGCTCCTCATCACCGGCGCGGGCGTCGATCGCAGCCTCTAGCCAGTCGATCACCACGGGCTGCGTCAGCTCCTCAAAGGGGGTGAACGCACTGGGGTCGGCATCACCCAAGAGCGCGTCGCCGTAGATGTCGAGGGTGTTGGTGCCGTCGCTGCCGAACAGGCGCCAGTGGATCTTGCGGATGACGTTGGTGAGGGCGCCCTCGATGGGTGCGACATCGAGGCGCTCGATGCGCCAGGTGTTGGTGACGGTCGGTTCAGTCATTGGCGGGGGTCTCCTCAGGGGCGGGGTTGGCGTCGCCCTTGGGGACGATCTCGACAGCTTCCAGGAAGGCGCCGAGTTGTTGGGCAGCGAACTGCTGCAGCACGGTGTCACCGCTGGCCCGTGCTGCGGCGTAGGAGTTCACGATGGTGATGAGTTGGTCTTGCATGGCAAGTGGTGGTGTCAGGCCCCGATGAGGCCGTGGGAGGTGAGGTCGTCGATGAGCGCTTTGACGCGCTCGGCGAGCTGGGCCAAGGTGACGGTGGAGGTGGCGAACGCAGTGCGGGTGGCGGTGCCGGTGGGCGGCCCCCAGCCGGTCTTGCGGGAGCCGACGACGTTGTTGGTGCCGACTCTGTAGCTGTCGGCGGTGTTGGTGAGTTGGATGTTGCCGGTGACGGAGAGCCGCTCAGTGCCGCTGGTGTTGTTGATCAGGACGTTGCCAGAGGAGGAGATGATTAGGCCAACCGGCAGATTTGGTATCGACCCGGCTAGGGCCAGCGGTCTGTACGAAAAACGCATAGCGGCCGAGATCGTATCCGGCGACGTAGGGGAATCGACGAATACATTTACCGAGCCACACTGAGCAATCAGCCCCGACTGATTGCGGGCCTCAAAGTTGATGCTCCCAATGTTGTCATTAACTACAGCAAGGCTGGCGTCAGACCTCTGTTTCTCTAAAAAGATTGTCGCTGGTGTTGCATCGTTTCTGTCAAGCCTGATCAGCTGATTTCTGTTGCTCGTCCAGATTTGGCTCCAAGTGTAGAGGCCCGCTTCAGTAAAGACAGAGGCGTGCAGCCTGCCATTGCTGCCCAGCACTATCGCCCCAGGCATTGCAGCGGCGGCATACGGCACCGGCAGCTGTACTACCGCGAGGGCTGCAGTGCGCAGTTGTTTGCCAGAGCCGGTCTTAAGCCTGTCCATCGTCATCAGGGTGCCTCCGTATCGGGCGAATGGTTGGCGGCCTCCAGCTCGACGGCGGTGCCGATGATCGTGATGGCGTTCGCCACCTCTGCCCGAATCTGCAGCCGCCCCCCTGGCTGCGTATTGGTCAGGTCAGTTTTAAGCAGCCGCAGGCCCTGCGTCAGCAGGAACACCGACTCGTTCGCCGGCACCGCCACTTGCGGCGACACCCGAATCGCCTGACCGCTGGCGCCCTGCAGCAGCACCTGCAGCTCGACCCACCGGGTCGTGGCAGTGGTGTTGATCGCCTGCAGTGGCGTCTCGAAGAACACCTCTCCAGGTCGCAGCTCGCGGCCGTTGTCTGCCGGGTCACTCGCCGTTCCATCGTCGCCGCTGGCGGGGATCGAGAAATCTGGCGCCTCGGCGATCGTGCTCCATGTGGTGTTTACGAAGCCGTCGTTGGTCGTGGACGGGATGAACAGCAGCAACGGCTTCCCGCTGCTTGGCTGATCGGTTCTGATGCGGGGCATGTCAGTAGCTCCTGGAGATGATCGCGCGAGTGACGCGGCTGCGGATGGCAGAGTCGAACGGCGGGCCGCCCAGCTGGCCGCTGCGCGCGTCAATGGTCAGGCCACCGACGAACACCGCGTTACCGACGTCATCCTGGCCGCTGAAGCGCACCTGGCCACCGTTCTTCTGCACGATCGAGCGCTTGATCTGCCGGGCGGCCTTGGCCGGCGGCACCCGGTAGAACTCCACGCCGGAAAGCGGTGCTGTCCACTGGTGGTTGATCGCCGTGATGAGGCTGCGCAGCTTGCGCCGCACTGGCTCCACCGGTGACGGCGCCGGGCCCTGGCCCACCTCAAACCAGTGGTTGTCGAGCGTGGCCTTCAGCCGGGCCACCAGGGCGTTGGTGAAGGCCGCGGCGGCGGTGGTGAGCTGCCCCCCGGCGATCAGCTGCACCACCAGCCGATCCCAGCTGGCCTTGAAGGCCGCGTGGAAGGGATAGCTGTAGACGCAGGTGCCATCAAACTTGAACATCCCCTCGGCGAAGTTACGCATCGGCCGGTCGAAGCCGTGAACCAGGCAGGCGGACAGCGCATCGAGGAACAGGCCTGCATCCGCTCGGGTCAGGGGCTGATAGGACGCTGGCCACGAGCCGGCTCCGTAATTCGCCACCAGGAACGCCCACATGCTGTCGATCAGCGCGGTCCTTTGCGAGTTGATTATAGCCGCGGCCCCGGCCTGTACGGCAATCGAACCGGCGGCCACCTTGAGGGGCACCACCTGCTGCGTGCTGCCCTCGCTCCAGAAGCTGTAATCGCCGAACTGCGAACTCGATCCGCTGACCACCATCTGCCCACCATCGAGGCACATGAAGTGCCGGTGAGCCCCGACGCCGATAGCGTTGACCGGGTTGACAAAGCCGCGGTTCCTGGCCACATAGCCCATCCCATTAGGCGAGCTTGGGGTGAACCCCCACGTCATGATGTTTGGATAGACCGTGTAGGCCGACAGCACCGAGGCATCAGCCAGCACACAGCCACCCCCGCGCGGGTGAGCCGGGTTGCCGTTCACCGCATCCATCGGCAGCGGTGTTGGAATGCCGCTGATAGAACTCGACACCACGCAGTTCTGCCCATACGGCACACCACCTGGCAGGATGACGGAGCCAGGTCGGAAGGTCATGGCGAAACCCTTGGTAGGGTTGTCGAAATCATCGATCCGCCAGCCGGCGAACTTCACGCCATAGATATGAACACCATTGCCGCAAAGAAAAACATTGCGCTGTTCATTGCCTGAAGTCGGACGCACAGTCGCCCGCCGCTGCATGTTATGGCTGATGATCGTAGTATTATCGGGCGTAGGAATTTCGCCGGCTGAATAAACATCCCCGAGCAGTTTGACGGCCCAACCATTTGGGTCGGGCTGGCTTTCAATTATCTCTAGCGCACGTTCGATGTGAGCGACCGGTGCCGCTTCATTCCGCCCGGTGGCAGCATTGCTGCCGTCAGGTGATACATAGATCGTTTTGTAGACTGGATGGTTCGGCACCGCGCCAAGCGCCAGAATGAACGAACGAAGTCGCCCAAGATCAATCTTTTTGTTCCGGTCTACTCTTTCAGGCTCGCTGACATCGATAACCGGCAGCAGATCGTCGGTGACCGGGTCCGTCAGCGAAGGCAATTCACTAATTCGGCGGGGTTGAAGCGTCATGATTCCGGCCCTCTAGCTGGTAGTCTGCATGCTACTGCTGATCACCACGTTCGCGCTCGCCCACGTCTCGCCTTCAAGCCATCCGAAGGACGACCAGGTTTGCCCAGCGTAATTGGCCCCAACGCCCTCCAGCGTCGTCAGCAGCGAAGGGTAGTTTAACTTGTGCCATTCTTCATCTATCAAACTATGATCAAGCAGGAACAGGTCGGGGTCGGTTACGTGCACAGCAATCTGTGATGTACACACAGATTCAACGGTCGTGAATCCATCCAGCAGAATCTCGGCATCGCTCTCCTGCAGCAGTAGCTGGCGATCCTCCAGCGACAATGCCGCCAGTTGCCCTACATAGCTACCAAGAACCTGCCCGTAGCTGATCTGTGGCCAGTCCGGCTGCGGCCGCACGCCGCTGTGATCCGACAGGATCCCGCCGTCGCTCAGCTTGCTGTCGTCCAGCACGAAGCGGCGGAAGTCGTAGCCCGCATAGATCCGTTGCAGCCGCGACCGCACCGGGCTGCTGATGCGCGTCACCCCAACGATGTCGTCGATGATCTGATCGCCGCTTGTCGGAGCACTGAGCCCCAGCTGGTATTCGGCCCATCGTGCGCTGCCGCCTTCCGATTCTTCGATCACCCCGGTCAGGTTGATCCAGGTGAGGGCGATGCGGACCGCCTCGGGGGTGCCGCGGATCCGCTGCCACAGGACGCCATCAGCGATGGCTCGCCGCTGGTTGTCGCCCAGATAGGGCAGGATCTCGCCCAACCCGTACTCATAGATCAACCACGGCAGGACCGAATCCGGGATGTCGATCCGCTTCGCCGTGCGGATGTTCGGGACCGGTTGCTTGTCATCGAAGACGTCTGGCTCGAAGACGTCCGGGCTGAACACCTGAGTGCTCGTGTACGCCAGCCGCTCCAGGGGGGAAGTGGCGCGGGAGAAATCACGCTCCAGCTGCGTCGCGTTGGGCGGCAGCAGGTCGTAGCGACTCATCGATCACGCCCCGCCATCGTGAGCGTGATGGCGCCCAGTGCTGGGGCCTGACTGGAGGCGCAGATTACATCTGCAGCAGGCGCAGTCAAGACGACGCGCTGCACGCCGGGGGGGTGCAGCTGAGCGATCAGCCAGGAGCGGGTGACGTCCCAGCCGAGGCCTGATGCAGCAGCGAACGCAGCAGTCAGGCTGTCCTCCAGGTTGTTGAACACATCGATCGGGGTCTCGGGGTAGAGGTAGACCTGGGCGGTCACAGGGACGGTGTTGATCGTGGCGGTCGCAACGGTCACCGTGTCCGTGATGACGCGCACGCTGTCGCTTTGCAGCACGTCATCCACAGCTTCCAGCAGCTCGCTGTCCGCCGTGCCGTCGCCTTCGGTCGAGAGGATGTTGACCAGCACCTCCCCCGGGGCGGGGCTGGATACCGCCGCATCACGCACTTGCTCGCTGGCGGTCAGCGCCTGGAAGCGGTACCAGGCCGCGCCGCCGGCGGTGCTGCTGCCCATGATCCGCTCGATGGTGCGCAGCCGCAGCGCCTCGTCGGTTTCATCCACCAGGCGGGTGACGCCGTAGAAGGCGGCAAGGTTCTCCAGGTCGCCGGCCAGTGCGTAGCGCAGCAGGGTGGCCTGCAGCGCGTCGTTGATCCGCTGCCGCAGCAGCAGCTCCCGCGCGGCCGCCACCTCCAGGATCTTCACGCCTGGATCCGACTCGAGGATCTCGGTGTAGGAGGGGTCGCGGGCCTGCAGGTCGGCGATCATGTCCTGCAGGATCTGCTCGTAGTCCAGCTCCTCGATGATCTCCGGAGCGGGGAGTGAGCTGAAGTCGAGCGTGGCCATCAGATCACCAGCCCCTGGAGTTCGATCCGCTCACCGTTGAGCAGGTAGTACCCGACTAGGCTAAGGGCGATCTGCCCATCAGCCGAAACGCTGTCGATGATCACGCGCTCTAGGCGAAGGCGCGGCTCCCAGCGGTCGAGCGCTTCGGCGGTGCCGGCCACCACGTCGGCGACGAAGGCCTGGTTGATCGGGCGATCGACGGCCCGTGGGATGCGGCTGCCGTAGTCGCGCCGGTGGACGCGGCTGCCGATCGGTGTGGTGAGGACGTCCTGGATGGATTGGCGGAGGTGGTCGAAGCCGCCGAGCGCCTTGCCAGTGTTTCGGTTCATGCCGGCCATCAGTTCACCTCCGTGTCGGGGCTGCCCGCCTGCAGGGTGGCGCCGCAGGCGGTGGTGTCTCCTACTCTGGCGACCGCGAGGTTGTTGGTGAAGGTGTCGGGGCTGCCGGTGACGATCGGGTTGGGCCCGTGGATGGGGCAGTTGTAGGTGTCGCCCACGCGCGCGACGCCGATGCCGTTGCAGAAGGTGTTGGGGCTGCCAGTGGTGACAGCGCCGCCATGGGAGCCTGAATCGCCGATGCGGATCAGGTCGGCCATGGTCAGGGGTTGAGGTGGATGGCAGAGCCAGTGATGCTTACCTGCCCCTGGGCCTCGACGGTTACGGCGCCGCTGGCCTCGATGCTGGCGGAGCCGGTGCGGATCACCACGCTGCCGGTGCTGGCCGTGGTGTCGATCGTGAGGGTGTGGTTGTCGCTGTCGTGCTCGACCACGGTGCCGTCGCTGTAGGTGCGGCGATGGAGCGCTGCGCGGTCGCCGTTGGCGTTGCCATCGGAGAACATGCCTGGGATAGCGACGCCGTTGGCGAGCTCCCCGGACGGGGCCAGGAGCATCACCACCTCGCCGACTGTTGGCGGATCCCACACCACGTCTGCGCCAGCGCGGGGTGTGAACCATGGCACCCAGTCGCTGCGAAGCGCACCGTCTTGCATGTCGACGCGGACGGCGGGGAACCCTGCTGTTTCGCCGGTGTAGTCGACCTCGGCGACGACGCCATAGCGGGCGAGGTTGTTCAGCCGGCGGGAATGGTCGGTTGCTTCTGCGCTGCCGACGCCGCTGGTGGTCTGGTCGCTGCGGTTAACGCCCAGCATTGGCTTTCCAGAGGTAGCGCACAACGCCGGGGATGCTGGCGGCATGGGGGGTGCTGTCGAGCTGATCAGCGATGAGCAGCTGCGCGGCGAGCATGTGGATGCCGTGGCGGATGGGGTGCGGCTCGTTGCCGGTGATGGGCCGGCCGATGTAGACCGCGGCCGCCTGGGTGGCGAGGTCGAGGCCTTGCTGGAGGCGCGCGCAGTCCGGCTGCTCCAGGGTCATGAAGGCGGCCAGGCTGTCGACGTTCAGCGGGAGGTCTTCGATGTAGGCCTCGTTGCGTTCGATGGTGGCCGGGTCGTCAGCCTGAAACTGACCGGCAGTGGTGCGAGCGCGCTTGCGGGTGGGGGCCATGGTTGATCGATGTCAGGCGATGTCCTCGATCGCTGCTTCCAGCACATGAAGGTTGTGGTCGTGGTCGTTGCTGGTCAGGCGTGCGCCCTTGACCAGTCGCCGGATCAGATTCAGCGGCATGAGGCAACTACCCCCTTCCTCAGCAGTTTAGTTGATCGGCTCTTGGTCAGAGAACAGCTCCGCCGTGCCGATCGGGCAGGCCTCGCCGGTGTTGTCGGCCGGGCAACCCGGCATGACCTGGCCACCAGGATAGGCGCCAGACCGCATGATGTCGTCAGCATCAAGGTCGACGTAGGGATCGCTGCAGGCGCGGTAGGGCGTCATGTAATCCACGCTGTAGCGCAGGGTGAGCACCGATGTGGCCAGGCTGCCATCGAACTCTGGGTCCGCCATGTCCGAGTCAACCAGGAAGGCGTTCGTCGACTCGAAGCCTGGGATGATCCAGGCCTGGAGGGCAGCCTCAACCTGATTGGCGATCGCGTCCAGGTCGGCGTCGAGATCATCGAACGACTGCGCGACGATCTGCACCGCGACCATGCAGCGGCGCTTCTCGAAGCCGTTCCACCCTGATGGGCTGCGACGCAGGATCTTCTCCGGCTCGCGCGTGTGAATGATGATCGCCGGCAGTGTCGGCTGCTCATCTTCCAGCGGCATCAGCCGGCCGGCGTGCACGCGCTCCTCGGCCAGGGTGACATCCTTAAGCCGATCGACGAATGCGGCGCGGAGCTCGGTGCGTCTTGAGGTCATGGGTGGGGCGTTGTAGTCGGGGACACTACGAGGTACGGTTTGGCCTCTCGATTTCTTCAGGCTTGATTGGCGTTCTGAGCCATGCCTTGAACTCTCGGTCCAGTTCGGCAAGGTCGCAGGCTGGGCCGATGCTGAACGAAAGCAGCGTTTCGGGCGGACGCTGGGCCAGAGTGTTCTGAATGGTGGTAAGTGTGTTCATTGCTTTACGGGATCGTCGCCGCGATGGCGTCGATCAGAGCGGTCACGCGGGCGTCGAGCAGGGCGAGGTCTAGGGATTCGCCGATGGAGTAGAAGGCGAGGCGGGCGTTAGAAGGGAAGGCCCCGCCAGTGGAGGAAAACACCATGAGATCAAACGACGACGGCGACTGGCTCGCTTCCGTGCGGGAGTCTTGGGCGCCATTTGCGCGGCGTGTATAATTTGTTGAACTGGATCGGTCAGTAGCCACAAACCCTACGGGCAAAGCTGACAGACTTGTGCCGGCTGTGCCTGCTCTGTTGCGCGCAAAAGTGGACGCAGCGGATCGGCCCATGTTGCTAATGCCAGTCTCGGCCGTTGTCACGCCACCGCCCATGTAGACGGAAGTCGCAGACGCTATCACCGTGACATAGCAGCTCATATGAAAGCTATTTTGCGGGTCCGCGTTGTTGTTGCGGTTGCTGTTCAAATACTTCGTGCTCCCATTTCCCACTAACCCCGTTTTCCTGTTGTAATCCCCCGCCACAAAATTAAAGTTTGTCGGCGCCGCCCCCACCAGCGGCACCAGCGCACCAGCCAGCGTGCGAGCACCGGCCAAGATGCAGCTCGTCTTGATGGCGCTCCAGATGCCGTCTGCCTTGCAGCCGACCACGAACGCATTGATGCCATCACGCACGCCAGTCTCCAGCGCCTGCCCATCCGCTGCCTCGACGGCAGTGATGTACGCCTGCGCGTCGGGGTCGTAGGCAGCCGCCCTCCGTCTCTGAACAATCAGCATCCGATTCCCTCCTGCATAAGGCCCCCTGCGCCACTCATGCTGGCAGCTCATTGATCCATCCAGCAGAGAGGTCAAACGGCTGGCCTGCCTCGATCTGCTGGCGCAGCTCTTTCGCCCGCTCTATGTTGCCGTAGCCCGCCTCGACCAGTGCCTGATGTCGCTGCAGCAGGTCGATCATGGCGGCAGTTGCCGTGCCCTCCTGATCCCGCCGGATAGCCTCAGCCAGCAGCACGGCCAGCATTGGATCTTCGTTGCTCGGATACAGCCGGGCGTTGGCCTGCAGGCGCGCTGCCTCCACCTGATTGAGCAGATCCTGCTCTGGCCGACGGAGCACCTCCAACGTCTCTTCCCATGTCCCAGCAGGGCCTCCGATCTTCGGGTTCGGATAGTCCACAGGCCCCCAGCTAGCCACCTCGTAGAAAATCTGAGAGTCGTACTCGCGCACCTGAGGTTCGCGCCTCAGGTAGAACTTGATCTGGGTGCCGTCGTAGGGCCTACCAAAACGGTTCGGCCATTCGACGCCTCCAGGGTTTGTTGGCAAGTCTCCGCGCAATGGTACGAACCGATCCACTGACCGGCCCTCGAGTGGCCCGCTTTCGTAATAGCGGACCAAGGTTTCAGGATTGACGATGATGTTGTCAGACATGATCAAGTAGCAGAGCGGGTGTAAGTGATAAGCAGCTGAATGCCAGAGGCACCAGTGCCGACGCCATTTAGGTCAATGCCCAGGCGGTCGCCGGCGACAAACGACAGCGCACCGGCAACCTGGGACAATGATCCGTTCGCTGATGTAACGCCCGACGCCATGGTTACGTCGGCGGTAAGCAGGGAAGTTTTAACTCCTTCCGCCGTGCGTTTATAGGCGTTGAGCGATGTCGTGCTGCTGCCAGGATTGCTGCTGTGGGTAGATGCGCTAACGCTTGTAACTGTTCCGGGGAATGTGAAGCGGACTTCCGCAAAGTTGCCGCTGATAACAGCTGTTTGGCCACGGTCTGAAACAATAAACAAAACTGCATCGCCAATAGCCGGTAGATCAGCGCCGACCAAGGCCCGCCCAGCTGCTGGAGCTGCAGCGCCAGATGGGGGGCCAGCGAAGACCTGGTTGGCCTGGAGCGTGGGGGTGGGGCCAGGAATGCCCTGTTCGCCCTGAGGCCCTGTCGCGCCGGTCGCACCAGCAGGGCCCTGGGGGCCCTGGGGGCCAGTCGGTCCGGCCGAGCCCGCGGGTCCAGCAGGGCCGGTGTCGCCCGTGTCCCCCTTGATGCCCTGAATGCCTTGCGGACCTTGCGGCCCTGCCGGGCCTGCAGGGCCGGTCGCGCCAACAGGCCCCGTGTCGCCGGTATCACCCTTCGGTCCTTGTGGGCCTGTTGCGCCGGTCGCACCGGCAGGGCCTTGCGGGCCCGTGTCGCCGGTGTCCCCCTTCGCGCCCTGGGGCCCAGCAGGGCCGGTTGCTCCTGCAGGCCCCTGAGGCCCAGCAGGGCCGGTAGGGCCGGCCGGGCCTTGCGGGCCTGCGGGACCGGTTGGGCCAGCAGGGCCAGGCGTGAGCTCGATGTCCTCGATCGCTTCGTCCAGCGCTGTCAGCGTGTCCCGCAGCTGCTGGCCGCTGAACGGTAGGGGTGGAATCGTCGTCATGCTCCCGCCGTGATGATCGTGTTCGCTCGAATGATCGTCTCTGCGTAGATCATCCCAATGCTGTCCGCCGCACCCACTCGATGCAGCATCAGCAGCCACCCGTTGTGGCCATCAGGCTGGGGATCACGCACCTGGAACACACTCCCCGCCACCTCCACTGTGTCGCCCTGTCTGGGCTTGAACAGCAGATCCTCGAAGTTCACCAGCAACACCGGCTGCGTGCTGTTCACACGCACGCCGGTCTCTGGATCCAACCCAACATGCGATGCCTGAAATACGCCCGTGGCTGACTTGACCTGCCCCGACCGGGTGTAGGTGATGGGTTGCCCCATCACCCGCACCACAGCCCTGAGCGCCCTGTTCGCCAGGTCGTTCAGCATCAGTTGAGCCGCACGCGCGCAACCGCGTCCGTGGTGGCCTTCGCCGCCAGGAACTTGCCGATCGCCGTGTGGCCGGTGCTCACCGGCGTCACCCGACGCGCGCCGCTGGAGTTGTCCCAGTAGGCAATCGCACCCTGCGCCGCATCGGTGCTGGCGCCAGTCGCAGCGGTCAGGTCGTACACGCTCTCGGTGTCGATGTTCACCACATCGCCCTGCGCGCCATCCACGACGCACACACCAAACAGCGAGCCGACCAGCACACCCTCGCCCGACTTGCGGGCGTAGGGCAGGGTCACTTCGACGTAGCGACCCTCTTGCACGTGGTTCTTCATGGATCAGTCCTCAGAGAATGGTTGATTGAGAGGGCCAGGATCACTGGCCAGTGGAGCGGTAGAAGCCCTGGTGCTGGCTCACCATGCAGCCCCAGTCGTGCCGCAGGTAGGTGGTAATGCCATCGGGATCGCGCTTGATCTCCGACTCGATCGTCGGCCCTGCTTCGCCCTCCAGGTAGCCGTACACCAGCTTGTCCACGCCGGGGTAGTTGCCCACGATGTACCACTGGCTGGTGCTGCTCGCATCCAGGCGCGGCTCAACGATCTTCTGCAGGTAGCCCGAGAAGATGTTGACGTTGCTGGTCTGGTTGGGAACGATCGTGGTGTTGAACTTGTCGAACGCCGTCTCCAGCGTGGTCGGCAGCAGGATGTACTGCGGCACCACGTACAGCGGGTTCTTGCCGGTGAAGTCCTTCTGGTTGCGCATCTTCTGACGCGCTTCCGAGATGGAGGTCTCACCGATCGCGCCGGTGCCGGTGTTGTTGTGGCTGGCGTGGAACAGGGCCTGGCCGTCGCTCATGCACTTGGCGTTGCCAGTGATCAGCCCCCACATCTGGTTCGCCTCGAACACCGAGACGCCACGGGCCAGCACCTGCACAGCGCGGGTGATGTAGCCCAGGTTGTCGTTGATGATCAGCCGGCGGCCGATCACCAGCTTCTTCCCGTACTCGCTCAGGAACCAGCTGCCCTGTTGCTCCTGCAGCGTCCCCGCCTTGTACTCCCCGCCCTCGCGGATCTCCTCAGGCAGCATCTGGCCGCCCACCTCGATCTCCTTCATCTCGCGGAAGTCGGGCAGGTTCCGCTGCTCCGCCAGCGGCCGCCAGGTCTGCACCTCTTCGGCATAGGCCGCCTTCAGCGTCACGCGCTGGATGCTGGCCATCAGCAGCGGGAAGTCGCTGGTGCTGTGCATGGCACGCACGGCGATCTCGCTCTTGTCCATCCCGCGATGGCTGACGCCGGCCAGCTCCAGGGATTCGCGGGCCATGTCGAGCAGGGTGCTGCCCCGATACTCGCGGGCGGCCGGCGCATCGTCCAGGCTGGCCAGGCCGGCGCGGACCTTCAGGTAGTCGAGCTTCGCGGCGGCGCGCTTCTCGCCGTGGTCTTCACGCACCTCCATGCGGGTCTGGCCAGGGGTCTGGCGCTCCTCGGTGGCGCGGGCGTCGATCAGCTGCATGCGGGCCTCGTCGAGCGACACACCGTCAGCGATCAGCTTGTGCGCCATGTCCTCGCCCACCTGCAGCTTGCGGGCGGCATCGAGGATGCCGGCGGCGCGGCGGCGCTCGTCGGCGCGCACAGCCTCTGCATCCACCACAGGGGCGGCAGGCGCAGCAGCAGGCGCGACAGGCGCAGCGGCCCGGGTTTCGTTCTCCTGGGTGGGCTCGGGAGCCTGCACCCCATTCGCGGGAAGGGTCATGGATCGTTCCTTTTCGGAAGGTTGGGTTGCAGGCGGCTCCTCGGAGCGCACCTGGGCCCCGGCATCAGCCGGGATCGGGACCAGCGAGAGCTCATACGGCTCCCAGTCCACTGCGCGCTCAACCGGCACTGCGCCGGTCTCATCACGCTCCGTCTTGTGGACCTTGTAGCCCACAGACACGTTGCGGTAGATGCCGTCGATCACATCCTGGAAGACGCTCTCGACTTCATCCCGCCGGCTGAACTTCACCAGGGCGCGGCCCTCGTTCCCGTCCAGCCATGCTCGCTGCACCACACCGATCTGGCTGCGCAGCGAATAGGAGTCGTGCGCATCGAGCAGCGGAGCTCCCTTGTTCAGTCGCTCCATCCGCACAGCGCCAGGCGCCATGCTCAGCTCCTCGATGTAGTCGCCGCGAGCCCAGCTCGCACGACGCACCTGGGCGCCGGTGCTCCACACCAGTTCAAC